CCGTCGGCGGAATCGCCGACGCGCTTCTCGAAATCGGCGATCCGCGCCTGAAGCTCGTTGATCTTCTTCGACGCGCCCCTGTAGCGAGCTTCCCAGTCGCCGTCGGCCGGAGTTGACGCGGCAGGAGTCGCAGACGCCTCGGCATTGTTCCCCGCGGAACTTCCGGACGCGGCTTTTTCGGCCTTCGCCTTGGCCTTCGCCGCCTCGATCTCGGCGCGGCCCTCGTCGGTCAGTTCCTTCGATGTCAGGAACTTCGCCGCGGCCTCCGGGATCTTCGCGAACTTGTGCGGAACGATCGACGCGGCCGCGCGGACGTCGCTCTTGATCACCGTGCAGTCAAGCCCGTTCTCCTTGCATTCCGTCCCGGTGTACCACGTTTCGTCGGACATGAGCGCGGAAATCTGTTCTTCCGTCAGGCCTTTGAACTTGCCGCGGTAGAACGACATGATGACGGACTTCATCTGGTCCAGCAGCGACGCCTCCTTGCGCATTTCCTCGGCGTTGCCCAGGGCGTAGCCCCAGGGGTCGTGAATCATCATGAAGCTCGCTTCCTCCATCTCGATCGCATCGCAGGCGCACACGATGACGGACGCCATCGACGCGGCGATGCCGGTGACGTGGGCGATGATTCTTGCCTTGCTGTTCTTGATCGCGTTCGCCATCTCGACTCCCTGGACGACCAGGCCGCCGGGCGAATTGATCTCGATCTCCGCTTCCTCGCCTGGCGCGAGCGTGTCGAGCCACGCCTTGAGCGGCTTGGGCGAATTGTAGTCGCCCCACATTCCGTGATAGTCGAAATCGGTGATTTCACCAATCAGACTGAATTTCTTTCTGCCCATGTTTTACTTCTCCTCGCCGTCTTCGGCTTTGTTGCCGCCACCGTCGACGGTGACGATTTCGTTCCCGCTGACCGTTTGCAAGGCGAGGTGCGGTATTCCGTTCGCCTTGAAAAACTTGATTTCCTCGCCGAACGCGAGCGCCTTGCGCTTCCAGTTCGGACCCCATTTTTCGCGATAGAGAATCGTTCCGTTCTTGAGCCCGGAATTGAGCGCCGTCTGCTCCTTGACCGGATCGAGCGAGCGGTGCGGCGGCCTTTGCCATTGTACGCACGTCCGCCGCCAGTCGTACGGCAGCGCGGAATCCTGTGGAATCATGCCGCGCCGCTGTGCCCACCGCGACCAGTTGACGATCACCCAATCGAGGATGTTTTTCTCGAGCTTGTGAAACTCGTCGTCGAACTCGATCTGCGCAAGTACCATTTCGGCCTGGCTTGCCGAGTACGTACTTGCGGCCGTGCCGGTCGCGTGAATCGATCCGAGCCCGAGCGAGAAACCGACGCCGCGATGCAGCCAATTCGAGAACTCCACAAGTTTGTCGTTGGGGTGTTTTGTATCGAGGAGCTCCATCTTCAGGCCGGGGGGCATCAAGTCAAACATAATTCCGGCACCTCGAATTTCTTCCGTGTCCACCTTGATCTGTTCCGCTTCCTCTGCCGCTTCCTGGGCAGCGTCGACTGCGGCCTGGTAGTCGTCCGCGCCGATCGGCGCCTGTGCGTCCGGATCGAGTTCCGACGCGATTTCGCCCTCGTTCTTCTCGACCTCCTGCAGGATCTGTCCGACTTTTTGAGCACCGATCTTCGCGGCCTGTACTTCCGATTCCTGGAGATCGGTCAGGTCTGCGACCGTGCCGAGCCCTGGCCAAAGGCGCGAACTGCCGCGCAGCTGATTGAAGCGTCCGACGCCGCGGTAGATCGTGAATATCGAATCGCGCCAGCGCAGGCCCTCCGGCTTTATGAGCGTCCACGCCGCCAGCTTGCCGTCGGAATCATACTGGTCGTACGCGGAAAGTCCGCGCTGTGACCATGAGACGGTGACGCCGATTGTTTTCCCGTTCGCGTTCTTTACGATTCCCTGGAACTGCTTGTATCCGGGAAACCGATCTTTGAACCCTATCAGGTCGCCGACGCAATCCGGTTCAAACGCGATGATCTGTCCGGTCGATGCGGCCGTGATGTCGTCGTCGAAGACGAGCACGACGTCGCCGCCGAGCATCTGTGTCCTGAGCGCGAGTTTGAGAACGTCCTGCAGGTCAAGGTCCTCGAAATATTCCGCTTCCTGTGCCCAGTTCGCGAAAGCCGTCTCGATTTTGGCGGCAGCCCTCTCGTATCCCTTCGGAAACTCGAAAACCGCCTTGCCGCCGTCCACCCCGATGCAGTTTATCTCGATCTGGTGAAGAATGCCCTCGAGCCGATCGGAATTTCTCGCGGCGTTCCGCGCGAGCGCGACGAGCCTGTTGCGCTCCGATATCGTGAGCTGTCCGACTTCGCCCTCTGTTTCGGCCGAAATGCGCGGACGGTTCATCTGGTCCGGTCCGCGGACCGTGCGATATCCGCCGCGGCCGAAATATCCCATCTTGCGCAGGCCGCCGATGATCGTTGCCGCGACACGCTTCTGGACGTCGCGCGGAAGGTCGGCGAACTTCGCATGGATGTTCGCCGGAATCTCTCGCTTGCGCGACGCTGAAACTCTTTTCGACTTCGCCATGTCAGTACCTCGTCACAAGTATCCGCCGAATGCCAGTCGACGGCGCGCCGGCGAGACACCGGTTGATCTGCGCCACCCTGTCGGCGTATTCGCTTCTGAGCTTGCGCAGATCGTCAAGGTCGATGCGCGTGTACGACTTCGAGCCGCCGCCGGCCGAAATCGTCGCCGACGCGGTTCCTTTGGTCGCAATCTCGACGCAGACGCGATCGAGCTCTTGGATCCATGCCAGGAGCCGCGCACGGTTCTTTACCAGGTTGTCTCTCGAATGTGCCGTCATCACGCGATTTATAATACCACGAAAAACGGCGAGAAATTTGTCCGTCCGTCAAAAAGTGCCCCGTTCGGGCGCAAACGGCCCCAAAAAGTGCCCCAATCGGGCGCGGCGTCAACTTGATTTTTGTTGCGCAGGGTATTCCGGACGGCGATATTCGACCGTCTCGGCCCGTCCGCATCGCTTGCATTTCACGTACACGCGACGCACGACGTTGCCCCGGTTGAAGTACCTCGACGATATCTTGCGCCAGGGGTCCCATTGGCCGCACGACGGACATATTTCAATGGTTCTGACAATCATTTTCTGTACCTCCCGCGCCTGATTTTGTGCAGCCGCTTTTTGATGTAGATGATTTTCTTCCGCGGCACATCCGCCGCGGAAAGCGGATCCGCCGTCGATTCGACGTCGCCGGCAAATGGCGCGACGTCCGGATCGAGTGTTCCTTCCGTTTCGTCGGATGCGCCGTCGTATCCGGCAGCGGCGACGATCGCCTGGTTGCGCATTGGATCGAACAGATCGTCCTGGTGCAGCTTGTGAGGCGCGATCTCGTTGCCGTTCGGCTGTGTCTGCGCAGGTGCGACCGCCTTGAACGCCATTCCGCCGGGCGAAATGATGACGCCATCGATGATCGACGAAAGATTGTCGTACGCATGATACCAGGACGCGAGCGCGAAACATCCTGTCAGGCAGTCGCAAAAATGGTTGTCGCCCAAAGTCTGCCAATCCCACGCCGTCAGCGTCTTGTTTCCTCGCGTCACCGTGTATTTACGCAACAGCTTTTCGTTGCAGATCTCCGTCGCAATCTCGAAATGGCGCGTCGCGTCGGATCCGTAGAACGAGAGCGATCCCGGTTGCAACGGCGTCTCGAGCAGTCCTGACTGCATGATCTCGCGCCAATACGGCGCCATTTCCGCCAAGTACTGGCCGTACTGCGATCTCGTCGCGAAGACGTGATCGCCGCGTCTCAATATGTCCTTATCGCGAACGCCGAATTTGTCCCAGGGAAAACCGCGCATCGCGACGAGCGGGAAGGGCAGCGGCATCGTCTTTCGCAGAACGTAGAGCGACCGATGTATCACCGCCGGAAGATAGCCGCGATCGAATCCGAATGCCAGCGGATGAACTCGCCTGTTCTTTGAGTCCCGGAACGGTATCGCCGCAACCGTCTTGACGACGTGCGTAATTCCGGCGGCAATCAGGCGATTGCGCACAAGGTCGGACGAATTGGGCGGAACGAGCGGTCCGCGCTGTGGAAAACGCCCGTAGTTCACGACGGTCGCCACACGGTGCGGCCCGAACGCAGCCGCAACCCATGAGAGCCCCCGGTTCTTCGTGATGTTGACGTCGCAGAAGACGACGACCTGATCCGTGCCTGACGGCAGCACGTTGACCGGCGCGCCGTTCAACTTCTCCGCGACCGAATCGGCGTTGATGTCCAGCTCCGACGCCTGATCGCTTACCTTCATCATGATCTCGGCGTCGAATGCGGCTGCGCCGAGACGTGCGCGGAGGTTCAGCAGGTGATGCACCGCGTCGATTTCGTCCGCCTCGTCGTACTGCATCGGATCGAGCACGACGACATCGGCGAACTTGTCGCGATTCTCCATGTACCACGCCTTCGACCGTGTGCAGCGCGCGTCGTGCGCGGTCGCGTCTTCGATGTACTGTTCGACGAACTCCAGGACGAGCCGCGACCAGTTCGGGCATTTGCGCACGATGAACGGTTCGATCGTGACGTCCCATTCCGGATGCTTCGAGCGCGAGCAAAGTTCGGTCGCCACGTCGCCGTAGCATTGCGGCGTGATTGTCACGAACGCGGATATCCGCCGGTCGTGCCCAGCGAGTATGTAGTTTACGATCGTCTCGACGCGCCTGGGGGAATGCGCATCCTTCTCCGTCTGCGGATCGTCGAGAATCAGGAAGTCCGGACGCTGGCCGCCCTCGTTCGCGCCGCGCACCGCACCGCCTACGCCGACGGAACCGACTATCGCGCCGCATCCGGCGTCGAGCGGCCGCCCCTGTTCATCGCGGCACATCGGCAGCGTGATCTGGTCGGCGGCCCATTCAACGTCGGTCGGAATGCCGTGGTACGTCTGCGACGCCGTGCGTTGCGACACGTCGCCGAGCGCCTGGATCGGCACCGCGACCGCCGGGAAATCCTGCAATATCGCCTTTGTGCGCGAAAGCAGCTTCTTGACGACTTTCAGATTCTTCTTCGCGAGCTTCGCCGTCGCCGAAATGATAACCGGATACCGACGGTGCCCGTACAAGATCGCCCAGGTGATTGCGCAGTAGACGATGATCGTTGTCTTGCCGACGCCGCGCCCATACTGTTTCACGGCCTGGCCACCGTGAAGGATCGTCTCTTGCACATCATGTATCAGGCCGTCGCGAATGAGCTTCGGCGGCCTGTGTTTCAAAACGCGCCGGCAGTAGTACCACATGAATTTTTCAAGATCGTACCGACACGCCTCTTTCAGCCGCGGGTGACGCGGCCGGACATCGAACTCGCCGACGTCGTTGTGCCGCGCCACATGTGCCGCGACGCGCTCCGCAACGGACTTCGGCCCTTGAGCCTTCTTCTGCGCAATCCTGAGCTTGCGGACAGTCTCGGCCTTGCGGAACGCCATCAGCTCGTCGGGCGTCATCTTGCGCCCGATCGTCGCCTCGACGCCGTACCGCCCGATTCCCTGCGCAGCCAGGGCGCGAATCTGCTCAATGTCGGTCAATCGTCACACCTCCAACTCGACGCAACGCCCGTCGCGATAGCAACGGCAGCGCGGATCACTCGGCGAACAATACGCGCCCAATCTGCGAACGCAGGTTTGACGTTCCTCGTTCGCCTTGCGCACAATGTCACGTTGCCGCCCGTCGGCCTCGCGCCTTCGCGCTTCTGGAATCAGATTCGGATCGCGGCCCTCGACGCTGACGCGGAGACCGGCGTTTTTGTCCCTGCTGAGCGCGTTGACCGTCTCGGCCAGATTTAGGATGATTCGCGTCACGTAGATCGCGAACTCGCGCGCGCCGCCTTCGCAGTTGCCGATCACCTTGTTCATCGGATTGCCGTATCCGATTATGAACTTTACGCCCGCCGAGACGTTGCGGATGTCGATTCGGCAGAATGCGACCTGATCCCTCGACATCCGGCGTTCGAGCCGCCGGTCCTGCATCGATTCGTTCGACGAAACGTGCGCCTTCGATCCTGGACGGTTCTCGATCCAATGCGTGACCGCCGCGAGCTGTCGGAGAAATTCAACCGTCATCGAGTACGTGTTGAATCCGTCGCCGCTTCCGACCATGAACATTTGCCGCCCGAATTGTTCCTCGTGGAACTTGTTTGCCTGGTGTAGCAAGTCAGTTACCTTCGACAAGATGATCTTGCCGTTCGCGTCGAGCATGCTTTGCGGATCGAAGTTTATCTCGGGCATGTGCGACATCCATGCGTCGCCGTCGCCTGATACGGGTATGGTTATTCTCATGATACTGCCTCGCTTGATCTTAGTTTGATACCTGGTATGAAGACTTTATCATCTGCTCGAACATGGCGGGATTGTCGCGCCACATCACGAACAGGCGCGCGTTCTCGGGCGTCGTCCTACGCATATACGCCTCGTCGCGACCATCGAAGACGACGCGCTTCCACCGCGGAATCAGCTTCTCGCGGATCTGCGACCGTTTCGCGGATGCAGTCATCTTTCCGTCCGCGCCGTGACGACGTTCGCGCCGTCGCTTCTGGTACGCCGCGCGCCTTTCCGGATCCGCCATCATCCGGCGGTACTTCGCCCGGCATTGTTTCCTGGCCTTTTCGACGTCGGCGTTGTATCTCGCCCGGGCCTGTTCGTTCGTCCGTTCGCGCATTCCGGGACGCTTGCGCCTCTTGCGGAAGTATTCGGCGTATTGTTTCCGGCGAAACGGATTCGCGAGAACGTCGGCGCGGTATTTTTTCTGCCGGATCTTCCGTTCTTCCGGCGTCATCGCGCGGACGCCGTTGAGACAATGCTTTCGCGCGCCCTCTATCTGTCCCGGCGTACGTTCCCGCTTTTTCATGATTTCACCTCGTCGAACAGATCGCCTTGCGGATTGTAGAACGCATCGATCGCCTGATCGACGTCTTTTTCAAGAAGTTTGGATCTCCGCAGGAACTCGGTTGATCGCGTCCGGAAATATGAACGCTGTGCGTTTCGCATTTCGGAAACCTTTGCGACGAATTGCTCGTATGTCATGGCTTGCAACCTTTCTTTTCCATGATTACCGATCGTCTCTGGCCGTTGCAGTTATAATCAATTTGAACCATGCGAACGTATCTGCGTACATACATCAGATTCGCAAGCATCTGACCGAACACGCGAAACCGCTTGCGCGTATTGGTGCCGGCGACCTCTCGCGCCTCTGCCGCGTATCCGCGAAACAGCGACGTCGGCAAGAGTTGCCGCGTTCCATCTTCCCTTGTAGCTTCAATGATTCGTGTCATTCGTACCGCCTTTCATGGTCCTGATTAAATCCCGTATTGAACTGGCGTCGCCGCTGACAAGCCCCAGCCGATATGCAAACCAATCTTCGACTTTGTGATTGCGTACCATGTCACGCGCCGCGTTCTCGACCTTCTCGAGCGCGACGTCCAACACTTCAAGATCGTACCCATACGTCATTACTTCGCCCTTATCGGTTTTAGCCATTGATTCCAAATCGCGTCCGCGATATGCGCGATCATGACCGGCGGGACGCACATACCAGTCATAAAAACAAGCTGCTCAAACGTGCATTCATAGTCAATCGGAAACGTTGCGCAGCTTACGCGCTCCGATCCGTTGAGCGGCCTTGGATAGTCATAGAGCCAATGAGCCGAACACGCGCACACCGTCGGGCATATCCTGTCGCGGTGAATAAGCGAATGATTGAATAGCGAGATTTTGCCCTCGGTGCGCTCGACGACATCGCCGAAAGTCAGGTCGCCGGCCTTGCGCTTCGACCACAAATCAAAGAGACGCGGCCCGATCCTTCGCGCCTGATCCTTTTCGTCTATCACCTCGCCGAACGTGATTGGTGGCTCGTCAACGTCGATCCTGAGCTTTGGCAGCTCCGCGAAATCGTCGCGAAGTCCAATGAAAAACGTGCGTTGCCTGTGTTGCGGTACGCCCATCCTTGCCGCGTTCAAGAGAAATATCTGCACCCGATACCCTGCGTCATTCAGGCGCGAGACGATTTCACGACAATACGCCTTTGCATTGCCCTTGACGATACCGGCGACATTCTCCAAAAGACAGACACGCGGCCGCAGTTTCGCGATCGTGTCGCAATAGACGAATACCAAATCGTCAAGCGTCTGTTTTTCCTTGCCCTCGTGAAAGTGCTTTTTCTTGCCCCATGACCGTTCGCGCTGTCCGGCCATCGAGAACGTTGTACACGGTGGCGAACCGTCCAACACGTCAAGATCATAGAGCGACGCCGGAAGATCGTCACGCCGGTTGAACTTCCTCAAATCCTCGACATAGAGCATTTCAGGCCGTAGATTATGCCTGTACACCTCCGCGACCTTCGGATCGATTTCGACGCCGCCCAAATGGTGGAACCCTGCGAGCTTATAGCCCATGCTGGACCCCCCCCCGCAAATGAAGGTCCCAAACACCGTCGAACCGTGGTTCTCGATGTCTGGCGCCGGGAACCCGTCCGACAGGCTCCATCTGTACGCGAACTTATGTCCGGCCATTGATGACCTCCATGAACGCAACCGATATGTCGTCGGATCGCTTGCGCAGATATGCCGTCGCGCGCTTGTAGTCTGCTGACGATAGCGCGATCTTTAGTTCGACGAGCGCGACCGCGCCTGGTTCGTCGTCCTTGTCTGTGACCGCCGGTTCCGGTTTGGATTCGACGACCGAGATAAGTTCGCCGAGCTTGCTTTCGCCGACCCACTCTGCGAGCTCGGCGCGATCGTACATCGCGAGCAGCTTGTCGGTGGCGAATTTGCCGTCGTTCACGTTCGCATCAACGACGAACTCGTTTCGCTGTTCCTCGGACATCGATGTAATATCCTGGAACCAGTCGTCGGGCGCGTTGAAGTCGTCGCCGTGCAGCCGCTTCAACGCCCTTAGACGCTTATTGCCGGAAAGCACGACGTACTTTCCCGCGGCATGGTCGGTGACGTACGCGATCCTATCCGCGGCAAGTCCGGCGGCGTTCCGGCTCATGAGCCGCACGACGCTCTCGAAATCCTCGTCCGATATCTCCGATGGATTGTCCGGATTCTCCACAAAATCGCCGAGTCTCATTTCTTGCCCTCCGTGATTAAAGTCATCAACGCCGCGCCCATGTCGTCGGCGTTGATGCCGTCCAATACCTCGACGGCCTTATCCCGATCGGCCGCCGTCAGCTTGATTTTCAGCTCCATGACGTCCGCGAATGATTCCTGGTCGACTTCCTGGTTCTCTGCGACCTGCTGAACGGCCGGAAGGTCGGCGAGAATTGCCGCCACGTCCGCGTCGTCCATTAGCCGCGCGAGCTCGTCCTTGTCGTACATCGATGTCAGGAGTTTCGCGATCCATCTGCCCTCGACGACGTTTGCGGTGACGATGAACTCCCTGCGCTGATCCTCGGACATCGATGTAATGTCCTGGAACCACTCCGCCGGTACTTCCGCGTCGTCGCCGTGCAGCCGCTTCAACGCCCTTAGTCGCTTATTGCCGGAAAGCACGACGTACTTTCCCGCGGCATGGTCGGTGACGTACGCGATCCGCTTTGCCGTCAGCCCTGACGGGATGCGCTCGACCTTGCCGAGCAGACGGTCGAACGCCTGGTCGGTGATCGTCTGCGGATTGTCCGGATTCTCGACGAAATCCGAAAGTCGCATTTTCCCGCCGATCGGAACCGGTGCTGGTTCTGGCGTTTTCTCGCCGCCGCCGATTGCCTCGGCGTTTTGGATCGTCGTTGCCGAACCCATGTCGAACAGGGTGCCGCCGTCTGGTTTGCGCTTCCTCATGTCGCACCTCAAAACGGCATGTCGCCAGCTTCCGGCGCATCGCCGTCGCCTGGCGCCGCGTCCGAACCGCTCGCTGTCGCGCCCGTGACCGTCACGTTCGCCGGCAGCACCGGCACAAGGAATTTTGTCGCGCCCTGGCGGTACTCGACCTTGAGCGGCCAATATTTCTTTTTCGCTTCGCCCTTGGTGACTTGCGCAGGCCACATCGCAATGCGCAGCTCGACGCCGCTGATCGTGATCTTGCCTGTCGCCACCGGCGACTTGTCGCTCTTGCGATCTGATTCCTCGTAAAGCGCACCTCGCATTTCGGGATCGAACTTCTTTTCTTCGCTCATGACTGTTGACCTTTCTTTGTCTGTTCGAGATAGACGTCGAGCGCGACCTTCGCCTCGGCGAACGCATCCCGGAAAATCGCTCTGCCGTCCCGCCGCATCGTGTTGATTGTTTCGGCCTTTGCGACGCGAGCGAGATACAATTCCCAAAGCGGGTCGCGTATCTCGCACACCGGCGCGGGAATCGGCGTCGGCAACGGTTGCCTGGTGTCATCGACCGCCGGCGGTTTTGATTCCGCGTCGTCGACGAACTCGACAGGCGGTTGCACATCCATGACGACCGCCACTTTCGGCGGTTCCGGACTTGCGGCCGCCATGCTTTTTTGTTTTTTCGCCATCTTGAACTTTCCTCTCATTTTTCGTTAGTCAGTTGATTTCGCTAACCTTTGCCGTTGCCAGTAGTAGCAAGGACTCTTTTTTCAGAACCTACCACCGGGGGGGTGGCAAGACGAAAATTTTTCTCGATCGCTTGGGCGTATGCTCGATTTTTTCGACCTCATGCTTTTGCCCTCTCTGCCTTTTCGCGTTCTCGCCGATTCGCCTTCTGAATATAGTCTTTCAGATCGCGACCGTACTGTTTAAGCCATCCGACCATTTCGTCCGACGGTTTGCAACGCCCGACGATGCCCTTGCCTGTTTCGTACTGGAGAAATATCACCTTGACCGCACCGCCCTCGCCGTGAACGATGCAGCCGGCCGTGTAACGACGCCGATCTGCGGACCATACCGGCGTGACGACCTTGCGATACAACCTCGCACCTATTGTCTCGGCGTTGCTCATAGAGGAAACTCCATGTCATCCGATATATCATCCGGTTCGGCAATATCTCTATTGCCTTCTTCTTTACGCGCAAAAGGAACGGATTGTGCAGGCGCGCGCGCGTATGGTGGATTAGGTGTGTTTGTAGAGCCATTTTCGGAAAACTCCCCGCGCCCCGTACTTTCATTGGGACTTTTTGAAAATGACCCTTTGAAACCCACCAACCCACCGCGAAGCGAACCGACGACGGCCTCACCCCTGGCGGTCAGCCCGGCGAACTCGTACTTTGTCTTACCTTCGAGAACTCGCGACGAATACTTGAATATCGTCGCGAAATCGGCCTCGAACTTCTTGATTGTCTTGCCGATCCGTCGCGCTCCGTAGATCGCCTTCGTCTTCTCGTCCACCTCGTCGGTGTCCAGGCCGCCGATGATCATGTCCGTCATTTCTCCAGCCGTAAAGCCGAGGTTGCCGACCTTTTCCTGATTCAGCAGCACCGTGACGATCTCCTTTGCGATCATGTCGTTCATCAATGGCAGTACCGACTTCTCGATTTCCGCCGTTGACAATGCCCTGATCGCCTCGGCCTCGCAACCCATAGCGCGACCGCACCTGACCGCAAACTCCGCGAACTCTGGATGTCGCCTGTTGATGTTCTCGTCAACCTTGCCCTTGTCGGCAAGCGCAGCGGCGAGCGTCCGCAAAACGAACGTCATATATTCCTCGCGATGCGCCATGTTGTCGGCCTTGAGCTCGGCGGGACCCTTTGACACCTTCGGACGGCCTATGGTGCCGATCTTGATGATTCGGTCCGGCAGTCCGCCGCCCTCGGAGGTGAAGACGGCATTATTCGAGGTGAGCGCGAAAAACGCCCTTGCATACAACGTCACAAGAACGTCGGTCTTGTACAGCTCTCGCGTTTTGTGCGTTCCGCCGGTCGACGCGACCTGGAAATCGTTGTCCGCCCAGCTGATTTTTGTGTCGAAGTTGTCGAAGATCTCGAAACGGCCCTTGTCGATGATGATCCAAAAGTTTTCCGCGCCCTTGTCGGACTTCTCCATCTTGTTGTATGAATCATCGAGCTGACCGTTCGTGCGGATGCCGAGAAACTGTTTCATTCCCTGGAGCAGAAACGTCTTGCCCGATCCACGCGGACCGTTGACAAGCAAGATCGGCTTGTTTTGGTCGCACATGAACAGGTTTAGGAACCATAGACGGCAATTCATGACGTCGGTATCCTTTTCGAGCGACGCATACCGAAACAGCATCGAGTGGACGAACGGATCGAGCCCAGGCCCCTCGCGCAGCTTGAACGGCATAAGTGTCGCGCCGCGCAGGAAGACGACGCCATCGGTGCCGTTCGCGACGTCCTCGACCTTGTTTGCCGTCACCTTGTACATTCGCGAATCGCCGTTGCTGACGTAGATCGCATCACCCACGCGATCCCATTCCTTTGACGGCCTGACGCGCGGCGTGACGTCCTTCATCATCGTCATGTCCTCGATCAACGCCATCATGAACTTGAAAACCTTGTTTTCGCGACTGATGTTGACTTCCGTTGCCAGGAACGACTGAAATTCATTTGACTGAATGTTGTACAGAACGCCGTCAACGCTGTCGAAGTAAAGCGATGTCGCGTACATCGGATTATCGATGTCGGCGAAAAACTTGCCGCGCGAGCGCAGCCAGGCGAGCGCGAGCATACATGACAGCTCTGTGCGTTGCGGATTCTGCAGCTTGAAATGCCGGTTGAACGAATCCATGCAGCCGACGGCCATTGACACCATGCGGCTTGCCGGGCATTTTATCGGATCGTACGACGCCATCTGAATAAAATCGCCGTAGTCCTCGGCGCGTTCGCTCCGTTGCCACCCCTCAAACTGTATCGCATCGCGGCACACGTTCAAGCGAGCTATTCGCGACGGGTCCATTTGGAAATCCACCTGATACCACTCACGATCTTTCAAGGGGGCGCGGGGACAAATGCGGCCGAACCGGCCGGCCTCGCCCATCTGTCCTCGCCCGTCTTTCCTTTTCTCGCTGTCCCTTCCTTGTTTCCCCTTGTCGCCGTCATCGCCTGGCATGAGCGGCACGGAAGGGGATGCGGAATCGCGCGCGCTCTTTTGCGCGCGCTGGAGGTCGATCAAATCGGCGTCCGAAAAATTCCACTTCTCCGGCCAATCGCCGAATGCGTCGATCGCCGCCTTGAACGCCGATTTATCGACCGTCCTGTTCGCGGCGTCCATCGCTTCAACCCAATCGGTGAAGTCCTTGACGCGCTTTGTGACGCCCTGTTCGATCTCGACGTCCGGGAGACACACCTTGCGTATCTTGCCCTCGTAACCGTCCGCCCTGAGCTTGCGTTCGACGTCGCAGGCGTGACGCTGACCGACGGCGAACAGCTTTTCCTCGCCCGTCTTCTCGTCGGTGCGCGTTTCCGCGTCTTTGTCGGCGATTATCAGGATCGACGGGACGCCCTCGAAATACTTGCCGAATCCCGCCGACCATTTCCCGGCGCCCTTGGCGTTGCAGGTCGCCGCGAGCTTGAGCCGCTTGATGACCGTGCAGACGTCCTTTTCGCCCTCGCATATTACGACCGGCTTGCCGCCGGCCGCAGCCTTGCGGATAAGTGGCAGCTGATAAGGGATGTATTCGACGCCCTGCCGCGCGACGCCGAACGTCCAGCCTGTCTTTGATTCCGGATCCGGCGACATCTGAATGAACGTCTTGCCGCCCTTGGCGTCGGTGTAGACGCGCCGATCCACTCGGAAGACGATCGCGCCGTCTTCGCGCTTGTAGTCGTAATAACAGACGTGCTTTGACGGCCGTTTCTTGCGAGCGGCGAACGTCGGCCCGGCAACCTTGGCCGCAGACGCCGCCGAATCGCTCGATTTCCGGCCCGTGGCGGCTTTCGTTGGCTTGGCCTTACTCTTTGCCTTACCCTTGCCGCGGACGCGCCCTGCGTCGTCCTCCGGCATTAGGTCGCGAACCTTGAGCCCCAGGGCGTCGCAAATGTCATCGGTCGTACATCCGGCGTAGCACTTGACCAAAATCCGCCCGTCCGTGCCGACGTTGACGTGCATCGATGGATTGTGGTCGTCATGCGCCGGACAGCAGGCCATCCATCCGCCGTTGCCGTCGTCCGTGACGCCCTGGAGCTTTTCGAGAAAATCATTGATGTTCATTTTTCGGCCCCGTCATGTGCCTGAATCTGGTTTTGCGCGTGAGATACGGCGACTTGCCCATCCGTTCGCGCTCATACGTGAAGCGCGTCAGGTGGCGAATGTGCCGCATCGACCAATATACCCGACTGTGAACGTACATCGCCGTCACTCCGCGATTGTATTCAGGCGCGAGAATACGATGTCGAACGATTCGGCCACCTCGATTGTCGTATGGAACTTGTCGCCGTCGCCGTCGTCCTCCATCTGGTCGAGTATGATGTACGTCGTCCCGGCTGATTCGGAAGCGACCTCGATCCGAACCACCCTGTCGATGTTGATTGCGATCTTGCGATTCCTGATCGCGTCCGTGAACATCCTGAATTTCATTGTCTGACTTGCCTTTCACTTTGTGTGTTTACGCCGCGACGTCGTGCCGCAGCTGAAATCGAATAAAGGCCGGTTTTTGCCCCCCCCCGGCCAACGGAGGGTGGAAGGGATCGCGCACGCCGGATGACCGTGTGATTCGCGATCCATGAGGACTTCCGACCAGTTTTCGCGGTGTCGCCGGTCGACCTGCGACATTGCCAGTTTTACACCCGCAATTCACCGACGCTGTTCAGTTTCGGTGTATACCCCGATCGGATCTGCGACGATTCACGATATCAGCATTCCCGCTCGCCTCGTGTTCGGCTGATAAATTCAAGTTGGCGGCCCTGTCGCCTCCGCCGGTGAAATTCCCAAACCAATACACCCCGTACACCACCCGCAAACGGCGCGCCGCCGGCAGCGTATCCGCCGACACGCCGACAACCGCAGAAGGGCGCTGATCACGTTTCACTCGGACAGGCCCGGTCCGGCCTGTCTTGTAGTCATCCGCGATTGTGATTAAATGTCGCATCATTTCCCCTGGCACATCCTGACGACGTTGAACGCCTGGTCGATGTCGACGCCGACGCGAGCTGAAAGAACGTAGTCGAATCCGTCTCGATCTTTGACCTTGACGATCTCCGCACCGTCGCAGCTTTCGACGGTCTCGCGGCGCACGTCCTTGATGTGCGCGACGGATACGACGCTTCCGCGCCGGGCGATGACGGAAAAAATCTTCTGCCGCCTGTGGTCGATCGTCGCCGTTCCGATGTACGCCGATCCCGTCCTGAATGCCGCCTCACTCACGCCGCCACCTCCTTTTTGTCGCTCTGGCCACTCTGATAAACCGCCGCGCCGTCCTTGTCGCGTTCGACGATTCCGTCGTTCGGCATTCCCTCGCCGTCCTCGATTGCCCGCAGGACCGCATCAACGCGGTACATCATCGAGCCGTTCCGCGTTGTCGCGAACTTCCGGCAATCGAGCGGATGTCGCACCGCGAACGCGCGAAGCCAGTTCTCCGGGACGTCCGCGACCTCGGACATGATTGCGTCCTTCGACGCCCATTCCTTGCGCGTTGCCATCATCATATCCGGCCCTCCCGTTTCGCCTGGTCGACGTCACCGCCGAAAATGGCCTCGACGTGGCCGATCGTGTCGCTTGCCCTCCATGTCGCGAGCTGTATTTCCTCGCCGATCCTGGCGGCAGCGTCTTTTTCATTGGCCGTCGGTTCCGTCCAGGCGCTGTGATACGATCTGCCGAGTATGTCGATCTTCCCCGGCGCGATTTCCTCGATCTCGATCTCGATGCGTATCATACCCCGACCTCCAGCTCTACGCGACCGCCGCAGTTGGAACCAGTGCACTTAAAGCCGCCGCCCTGCATGGCCTCGTTGGTGCAATAACCGTTCGCGTCTGTGAAGCGGCAACGCCTCGCCGACGCCGAGCCCCTATCCTGATTCACGCCATCTGTGCCGCGTAATGTCGGCAACGCCTCGCCGACGCCGAGCCCCGGCAACGTCGCATCGGAACGGCATACCGCCGCGAGAATCGCCGTGATTTCGCCACTCCGCGAACGAAAGTGCGCCTCGGCCCTGCGTCCGAGCTCTTGCACAATGTCGCCAGGAACATTCTTGATCAGAATATCGCAGCTCGCAGCCGTTTCATTGCTCATGCCACACCCCCCGATTTCCGCACTCCACGCACCGGCAATTTCATTTTATCACTTCGGATTGCCTCTTTTAGAACGAACTCCAATGCGTCAATGGCCTTGCCCATAGACGCATACGATCGCCCTGCAAAAGTCTCTTCAATGTACAACGCGCAATCAGATTCCCATTTTGACGTGAAGAAATACCGATACCCATGGTGAAGTCTCTCGCCCAGGTCATTGCGGTCAGTCTGACAAAACTGATAAGGCAAACCGCTACCCCTTAAAATGTCCTCTACCGTCGAATAGTGCATACGACGCATGATATCACGTCGTGCCGCACTCAACATCGACAATTCGCGTTCCACTTTTTTCCTGAATCCTGTTGCCATGATACACCCCCCTTACCTTTGTACACCCTGAGTTGCTCTGGTAGCACCTACCAAAAGCGCCAAAAAAAATTGTACGCCTCTGGTGGCAATGATGCGTACCGCTTCCTCTGGCGTCAGCCCGATACGACGGGCACGACGCTCGAGTTTAAGCCTTGTTTCCTGATTGATCTCTGTGGTGAGCTGCATTTTTTAGGCCTCCTGTTTCTCGCGCATACGCTTCAGTTCTTCGTAATCCTCCGGCAATAGTGGTTCATCCCAAACCGCCTCGTGAATCAGGCCACGCAGCCACGCCGACGTATCGGCATAACCTTCACGCGCTGACTTGCGCTTTGCCCTGACGCAATCCTCGTTGTCAACGGTCACGGTCATTTTGCAGACCCCGACCTTATACCGCGCGTGCCGCGTTCGCTTCTTTGCTTCACCTGTCTTTGACATGACCGTTTATCCTTTTGAGTTTTTCCCGACCCTTTTCTGGGCTACGGAACGAATTATACCAAATGGTAGCACCTACCGTCAATAGCCGATGTATAAAAAAATTATATAATACACATATCAAAATGTTCAAGACAATCAAAACCGTTCAGGCACACTTTTTCAGGCTATGAGAAAATCAAACCGAGGCTGTCTTTCGCAACTGCTATTCGTTGCCGCGTTTGTATTTGTGTGCTACGCGGTCTATTCGCATTGTTCTGACGACGCGACGCCAATTGCTTGGCGCACTACTGGAATTGCGCTTGCCTGGATGCTCGGCCTTGCTGTATTCTTCAAACTCATATCACCGCGACGACAAAAGGACACTGCGCCCGATTTCACGGTCACGGTCGAAACCGTCAATCGCGGCTCTGACGATATTTCCGCCAGTGCTCGGCAGCTTGAATATATCAAAGCGCTCGGTGGCAAGCCTAAAAAGAATATGACGCTATCAGAAGCCTCCGCATTGATTGACAAGCTGAAAATCGAGCGCGAAGTCGAGCAGCGGAAAGAAATTGCACGTCGCACATCGTCTGATCAATGAAATCATGTGGGGCAATGTGTGGTGACTCGTTTTCAGGAATGTAGCCGCAAGCCCATTAAACCCGAACATTCGCCAACATTCCAAACGTCCGCAAAGGTTCGACTCCCCTCACCTCCACCAGTAGTAAATACCTGATTTTATTGGATGAAATTGAACTTGATAGATATCGCGCGTGTGTGTATTGTGTGGGGACTTGTAAAAGCATTCCCCGGCGCTGAATCATAAACAGGAAAAACAGAAATGACTATCTACAAACGCCGCAAAACATGGTGGGTTGAATACCAGGTTGACGGGAAACGATACCGGCAGTCGACGCATACCCACAAATACGCCGTCGCGAAAGCCTGGGCGAATCAGATTGACACCGCTCGGAAGATGCCGACGTTCGAGGAAGCCGTCGCCGTGCTTAAAATGTTCTACAAGAAACCGGTTGATGGTCTGTTGCCCATCGATTCGACGTTCGACATTTATCTCGATCTCGCGAAGACGACAGGGAAAACCGCGATCAAGTCCGACACCATGACGCGCCGGCGCAATACAGTCAAGCGGCTGATCGAATGGTTGCACCGCGAACGCCCGACCGTCGAGACGGTTGAAGCCGTGACCGGCCCGATCGCCGCAGGATTCGCGACCTATTTGACGACGCTCAAAGGGCGCGACGGCAAGCCGCTGAAATCGAAATCGCGAATCAACATCATCGCCGACCTTACGACTGTATGGGAACTTCTCGGCAACGCATCGACCAATATCTCGAATCCTTGGCCGTCCCTGCGCCCCCAGGACATCGACGGCGAGATCGGCAAGGCATTCACCCCTGCCGACGAACGGCGCGTCCTGGACGCCGCCAGGCGCGTTGGAAAGCAATGGTATGAAGTGTGTACCATCATGCGGCATACCGGCCTTAGATATGGCGACGTCGCGCGTCTGATGTGGACGGAAATCGACGGCGACGCCCTGCGTCTCACTCCGGCCAAAACAAAACGGCACAAAATCGCCGTCGCAATCCCGATCATCGAGCCGATCCGCGACATGATTGCGGCGTTGCCGCGTACCGGCGACTATCTTTTCCCGGTTCACGCCGAGCTATACGGCAACCGCGGACGCGCAGCGCGCGAAATATTGAGCTTCCGGGAAGTCCTCGATGCGGCCGGTCTCGGCAACGCCGGGTATACGATCCACTCCTGGAGACATACCGCGGCGACGCGACTTGCCGAGACGGGCGCGGACATCGAGACGCGCAAGGCGCTTCTTGGCCACCGTGTCGACGCGACGGCCGAACGATACGATCACGACGAGCACCTGGATGCAAAGCGCGCCGCGCTCGAACGCGCCTCGATGATTACGACAACGGATCGCCGTCGCGAATGATGTACTGTCTGCGGCGCGACGTGCCATGCAACAGCAGCCCGGTCGAAGGCAGGTACATCGGCAGCATCGTGCATTGCCGGAAGACGGCGTACAGATCGATATATACCGTGTTCTCGCCCGAGTAAACCGGCTTTGGCAGCGTCATGACGTCGCCCAATTTGTACACGGCGCCCGTCGTCTCGTCTTTCCAGTGGCGATTCCAGGCCCAATTTGTGCCGGCGAAAGAACTGTCGCCTGATTGCGGGATTGCATAGAGTTGCGTTGGAATCGTCAACTGCGATCCCGCGTCCTGAGCGCCGAGCGTCGCAACGATGACATCGCCGGCGTCGCCGCGCTTCCGATATTTCAACCTGACCGCAACCTGGATCGGTGTAAAATTGGCCTGGAGCGATACCGGCGTCCAATCTGTATACCAGTCGCCTTCCGAATCGTTGTCCGGATTATAATTTTGATCGCCGATCGAATGGTAATGCGACGTCAGGCCGATCTGATGCGGTGGCGTTGAAAAACCTGTGTTGTATGGAGGCGGCCAAAGCGTCTGGTTCCATGCGGCCGTGTCGGCGAACGAATACCCCAGGGGATTTACGTCCGAGCTTGTGCGGGATCGATTGTATGTTGTATCGTACGAATTATATACGGAACCGTCCTTTTTGTGCCGGTCCTCTCCCCAATAATGAACGGTCGATTTTATGTTCGTCCAATTCAGGAAACGATAACCGGCGTTTGGTACTGCCGTGTACTGCGTGACAATGCCGCTCGATTCCGAAAACACGGTCGAGTAATTACTTCCTGCAGGTCGCTCATCGCGACTGACTGAAAACGGGCGTGATACCTGGTCGACCCTGCCCCAGTCTGGATTGTTTACCGTGATCTCCATTACGTCGGTGTCGTTGTACCCGCGGACGTCCACGGCGTCGTGTTGATGGTTTGCGCGCTTGCCGTCGTCACGGACAATTTGTTATTCGCGAATTTCACGAGTACGCGCGGCGCCTTGATCTGGTAATCGGGCGATCCCGTCCACTCGATGCCCGTTGCGAAATAGACGCCGGCCGCGAAGTCCGACAGATCGATCGTCTGCCCTGTCAGTTTTCCGATCTCCTTGAACTTTAGCGATCCGTCACTTTCCCGGAACAGAACATGTCCGCCGTTCGTGCCGGTCGCCTGGAGGTCTGCGGCAATTGTGGTGGAAGACGTCGGCGTTCCCTTTTTGAACCCCTTGATCTGCAGCTTGCCCTCGTCCGAATTGTCCGCGCCCTGCGCTGAATCGTGCGGAATGAACTCGGTTGAAACATCGTCTGGCGTGACGGATCCACCGTCGCCCGATCCGCCGACCGTGATGACGGACGTTGCGAACTGCTTGATCTTGCGCTCCCCGTCGGATGTCACGGTCGCGTTGCAGATCGGAATGCTGAATTTATCCTCGTCGCCTTCTGATCCGGATCCGCTCGAACTGCTTGGCGGCGCGTTCGAGAACTCCGCTTCCGGATCGTCGCCGAGCGTTATGTTTAGGTAGAGCGTCCCGCCGCTCGATGAACTGAGCATCGAATCGCCCAGCAGGTACCATCCCG